TTGTAAACATAGAAGATGAAGAGCAGATAGAGATAGAAATAATCAACCAAGGAGTTTACTATGATGATACAATTAAGAGTTAGGGGTAAAAATGATAACTAATACAGGTCAGTCAATTCTGGCAAAATATCTTGTGGGGCAGGCACCAGCCTATGCCTCATACATTGCAATTGGTTGTGGGGCCACACCAGTGCTACCCTCACATACCTTTTCAAATGCTGAGTTAGAAGTTCTAAAAGCAAAAGATTCTTTAGATTTTGAAATGTTTCGTATCCCAGTAACATCTAGAGGTTATGTTACTGAAGACGGAGTCTCTAAAATTGTATTTACTGGGGAACTCCCAACGCTAGAAAGATACGATATAACTGAAGTTGGTATTTGGTCTGCGGGATCAAACCCAACCGCAAACTTTAACGATAGCAGAACAATTTTTCTATTCAATAAAGATGAAGGCTGGCAGTATAATTCAACTGATGATGTAGAGTTTAGAGCAATTGAGACTAAACTAGATCTAGATGGTGACATCATAACAACAGATAAAGCATTTTTAACAAATGCAGATAACCCAACATTTTCAGCAGATGAAACTAGATTAGATAGGCATGAAGGTGCTAGGTTTTTAAATAGTATGATAGCCCTTAGAGGTGATCTTTCAGATATTTCTGTAGATCCTATAACTGGTAGGCTTAAGGTAAATAATACAAATCCAGACCACCTCATGCTAACAGGTGCAACCGTAGACTTTGATAAGTCATCTCCTAAAGATGAACTAAGGCTGGCTTTTTCAGTAATAAACAAAGATTCTAATAGAACCGTAGAGCCTTACGATGTAAAAATTCTTTTGGAGTTTGCAGAAGGCGATGCAAACGATAGTGGAGAGTATGCAAGGTTTGAAACAATAATTAGTAGTGAAGATGAAAATGGAGATCCAAATCCAGATGTTGATTTTGAAAATCAAAGGTACTTTATTTCTGTTGCAAAGTTTGAAGAAATTAATAAAAGTTCTGGATTTACCTGGAAGGTTGCAGATGTAGTAAAAGTCTATGTAACAATAACAGAAAAAGATCCTGTTACAGAGATTATTTCTACTTCAAATGAGTTTTATGTTTGTTTAGATGCTTTAAGATTAGAAAATATAACAAATCTAAATCCTATTTATGGACTAACTGGATACTCAGTTATAAAAAACTTAAAGTCAAGACCAATTACAAAGATTGCAAATAGTTCAAATCACATTGAATTTAGATTTGGCTTGGACGTTTTATAATGCCAGCCACAAACCCTAGGCCAGATCCAGTTCCTGATGCTGGAATTAAGAATGCTACAGTTTTAAAAGAAGATGTTCCCGCTTTTAGTTCAAACAATTTAGGATACTTCGTTAGATACAGAGTTATCTCTAGTGACAAAAATAGATCTTCGCACTGGTCTCCATACTACCTTTTGCTTAAAGGTATAATTCCAAAAGTGCCTTGTTCTGTTAGCGTTACAGGTACCTCTCTGAAGGTCATTAACATGGTTTGGCAGCACCCAAAAGTTTCAGACGATCCAGATGAAACTGAGATATCTATATTTAAAGAATATGATGTATATATAAAAACTAATCTAAGTAATGATACTTGGAGTCACATCGCTACAGTGCCCTCAACATCATTTACAACACTGGTTCCATCTGGAATATCTTCTTTTCAGGTTGCAGTTCAGGTACCTGTTTATCCTAAGACTTATTCGCCAGATGCAGCAATCTTTACTTTAGTAACTCCGTTAGTGGTATAATTATAGTATGGCAAAAATACCCTTACCTGAGCGTGGTCAACCACTAGATGTGACATATATTTATGAGTTAGCACAGGCAGTAAACGATTTATCAAAAGAGGTATCTCCAGCAACATACGACTATGTAACAATTCAGACAGCAGATAATGGACCACAAAATAGAAAAGCCACGGAGGACAGAGGTATTGGAGCACTTATTAAAGTTGCAAGCAGTCAATCTGTTACTCCTGGAGAACAACTTAACTTCTCTCATTCTTTTGCAGGAGAGTTTAGATTCCCCCCAATTGTAACAGCAACTGCAATAAATGTAGGACAAACTTCTGCTGGTGCTAGTGTGTCTGTTATCTTGAATGACCCTACAACATCTGGGGTTAGTGGATTTGTTAAGTTTAATACATCTGGTACTGCTTCTCTTAATGTTAATTTAATTATCATTGGCATACCAAACTAATGCTAAAGTGTAAAAAATGCAAAGGTAGAATGTTTTTAGATAGACAGTACAGCACGGTTGGCCACCTTGAAACTTATTGTATTTCATGTGGATCAAGAAATTTTTATAACCAACCAGAAAATTCTGCGGAGGGATCATGGCTACTAAAAAAGGAAGTATTGAGAGCGAAGGCTACAATGTCCTCCCTGTAATTCCAGGGAATAAAAAAGTTTGGTTCTTAAATGGAGATCTAGTCAGAGTACACCATTTAAATAAATCTAATGGAATAATGTCTGTTTATAACATTACAAAAGATCAGATTGAAAGTTGTCTAGTTAGTGATTTTAAAAAGAAAAGAGAGCGAGCATATACCGTTAGAGAGACTGCTGATTTAGTTAATCGACATAAAAAATATATGCCATCACTAATGAAACGAGGAGTCATTCCATTTCCAACGGGATCTCAAAAAGGTGGGGCTAGAGGATTCCAAGTTAGATCATACTATTCAGAATCGCAAGTAAAAGAGATACGTGATATACTTGCTACATACCATATTGGTAGACCAAGAAAAGATAAATTAATAACAAACGATATTACGCCCAGCAAGCAAGAGTTGACAAGAAGAATGGGCGATGGTATACTTACATATAGAAGAACAGAAGACGGACAGTTCGTTCCAATTTGGAGCGAATCTATTTAGCAAGGGGTATGGAATGGAAAACGAAGACACAAAGGTATCTGTTACACTTGGGTACACGCTTAACCTAGGAAATTTTCAATCGCTAAGACTTGATCTTGGAGTAGTTGACACAAGACGTAATGGAGAGACCGCAGATCAGGCTTTTGAGCGTGTCTATAAGTTTGTTGAAGATAAGTTAACTGAAAAGATTAACGAAGCAAAGGCTGAGATTAACGAATAATGGCTGAGCGCAAAGACCGTATGGCTTTGCTTTCAAGATACAGCAAGTATCATACCGCAAGGTACGAATCAAAGCCATCTCTTAATCTAAACGTAGAACAGTGGGCTTCAGATGCCCTAGTTGAATCGTATGGGATTTCAGGATGTTACGATATACTTGAGTATTACTTTAAGGTTGCAGAGAATCCTTCTTGGAATTACTTTGCATATAACGCAGAAAAGATTTTGCAGGCACAAAAAGATAAAAGCAGAGACGATAATGAGAGAGCAGAGCGTAGAAGAATGGCAAAGGAGTGGCTAAATGAATAATACAGAGTCCAAACTAATTACTGCAGTTCTTCAAGACAAACAGATCCATATACTGCTGCAGGCAAATGTTGATAACCTTCTAAGAACTCACGGAGATATCTGGAACTTTATCAGACTCTACTTTGAGAACAATAAGTCTTTGCCACCTACAGAACTTGTTACAGAAAAGTTTAGAGACTTTGCTCCTATAGCAAATGTGGGTGCAACTAAGCACCACCTAGAAGAGTTGCAGGGTGAATACTTAAACGATAGTCTAAAAGATATTTTAAGATCAGCAGCAGGAAATGTACAGAACAATCAGGGAACTATTGCATTAAATGATTTAATTACACAGACCTCTGAGTTAAAGAAAAACACTGCAGCAATTCGTGATATTGATGTGACTGATCTTGAGTCAGCAGTTGCTTACTTTGAAAATCTAAAAGTACAGCAAGCAGCAGGTCACGTTGGAATTAAAACCAACCTACCAGGGTTTGACAACTACCTACCTTCTGGAATTATGCCAGGACAGTTAGGAGTCTTTCTAGCATACCCAGGTATAGGAAAGTCGTGGATGGCTCTATACTTCGCTGTACAGGCCTGGAAGCAAGGTAGAACACCCCTTGTAATCTCCCTTGAGATGTCAGAGACAGAAGTTCGTAACCGTGTATTTACTATTATGGGAGAAGGACTTTGGTCACACCGCAAGTTAAGTAATGGAGATGTTGAACTAGATACTCTTAAGGCTTGGCATGCGAAGCATCTACAGGGTAAGCCAGAATTCCATATCATTTCAAATGATCAGGGCGGAGAAATCAATCCTTCAGTTCTTCGTGGAAAGATTGACCAATACAAACCAGACTTTGTAATCGTGGACTACCTACAGTTGATGGCTCCTAACCAGAAGTCAGATAATGAAACGGTACGAATGAAGAACCTTTCACGAGAACTTAAACTTATGGCTATTGGAGAAGAAGTTCCTATTATTGCTATCTCATCTGCTACGCCAGACGATGTTAACGATCTTAGTGGAGTTCCTACTCTTGGACAGACTGCGTGGTCTAGACAGATTGCCTACGATGCTGACTGGGTTATTGCTCTTGGCAGAGCATCAAATAGTGATATTATTGAATGCGCTTTTAGAAAGAACCGTAACGGGTTCATGGGAGATTTCCTTGTACAGGTCGATTTTGACAAGGGATACTACAGATATAAAGATTATGAAGATAAGTAGTTATAATATGGTATGCAGCATGAGAACCTTCCTCCTACCTTCTATCATCATAGACCTATCAAAAAGTTCTATCTT